GCCGGCCGGCGCCACGCCGTGCTCGTAGAATTCCCGCTTTCCGTAAATTGCGTCTGCCGCCGGCGCTTCGCCGCGGATGACGAAAGTCTCGGCCAGGCTGGTGTTGATGAAGGTTTTCAGTTGCTCGGGATCGTCCTTTTTGAGCAGAAAGTCGAGCGCGATCTCGCTGAGCCTCTTCCACGGCGAGCACAATTCCGAGATGTGGAAACCGGCCACGCCGCTGAATGGCGCGCCGGCGGTCCAGCGGCCGTTCTCGATCGCGTGCCAGCGCTCGACATCGCTCCAATGGGCGCCGCAGTGTTCGCACTCGTAGTACGCGGTCCTGGCGCGTTCATCTTTCGTGGGCAGGCTGTTATCCCACTTGACCTGCTGCCAGCGCAGCACCTGGAACTCGCCGCAGGCATGGCACGGAACGAGGTATTCGCGCTGGTCGGAGCTGGCGAAGGCCTTCTGGATGCGGCTCTCGCCATCGATAGTTGGCGAGCAGGCCAGCACAATCTTGCGGTTCCAGTAAGTGCTGGTGCGCTTCAGCGCCAGGCTGATCGGATCTCCCTCGCTGCCGGCGGAAGCCGGGTACTTGTCAATTTCATCCGCGAAGAGGTACCGGATTGGCAGGGCGCTCAGGTTTCCTGGCGAGCCGGAGGCGGCGATGGTCAGATGACCGCCAGGAAACGATTTGTAGTTGAGCGTGCTGGTGGTCCGAGCGAGCTTCGCATCCAGGACCTTCTCCCGGAGGCACGCCGTATCGCGGATCATCGGAGCCAGACGGATCTTGCTGAACGTGTCGGCGTCCGAATCGCGGAAGACGATCAGCAGCATGGGGCCGGGATCGCGGTCGATGGTATACCCGATGCAGTTCAGAATCAGTTCGGTCTTCACCAACTGCGTCGCGGACATGACAACAATGCTGTGGACCGCCGGATCCGAGAAGGCGTCGAAGATTTCCCGCTGGAACGGGAGTGTATGCCAGTGGCCGGCGCTGGCCCCCGATTCGGGCGAAAGGAAGCGATAGCGGTCCGCCCACTCGCTGACGGTCATGCGTGGCGGCGGCGCCCACGCCCGCATTTTGCTGTTCACCAATTCTTCGGCAGTCATTGGATGGAACCTCCGTCGGCCAGGTCCGCGAGGATTTCGCGGACCGCATCGTCAACGATCTCCTGGCACTTGGCCGCATCGGTTTCGATCGCCAGCCGCGGCGCGAGCTTATGGCCGAGCGCCAAAAGCTTCGACCGTGCGGTGTAGATCATGGCGTCGATCTTCTGGCCGACATCCCCGGCGGGCACCAGCTCGCCCAGCAGTCGCTTCAATTCGACCTGATCGCGAGCCAGGCGGACCTGTTCGCGGCGGGTTTTCACCTCGGTGAAGGAATGGCCGCCGAAGCCGGAGGGCAGCGGTGACGGCTCGGATGGCTCCCTTGCGGGAGGCGGCGCCGGTTTCGGCTCCGAGCGCGGCAACTTCCGGCCGGCGCGGTTCGGATCTTTGCTGCGGTCCCAAGCGGCCTGGGCCTCGGCGGCATCGAGCTTCCCATCATGGACCGGGAGCCTGCCGGTCTTCACGGCCTTCGATACCGCCTCAGCGCTAACGCCATTGCGCCGCGCAAATTCGCGAAAAGAGATCATGTTCATGGGTGTCAACCGTCAACCGTCAACTTGCAAATTGTTGTGAGGGCAGGGTTTTTGCGCGATATCCCTACCCGCAAAATTTTGGCTTAGATTTCAGGTCCCAAGTTTCAATAGAGGAGGGACTTACGCAATTAGGCTGGCTATTTACACCGGCCACAGGTGTCTATACGCCAGGGCCGGGTGTATGGATTATTCGCAGATCCGATATCGCACCGTCGTTGGAGATGATCTCGATGCCCGCCACGTGTCTGCCGGTTTTCTCCTGGTATTGGAGCAGCGACTCCAGCAACCGGCTGACGAGCAACTTCTCGTCGGAGGGGCCACGGAATCTCTCTGCGGCCGGATGCTTCCGCGTCCTCCGATTGCCGGCAGGAGGCCTGCGTTGCCTACGCGATGGGCGCATGCCCATGGTTTTGGCCGCCTCGCGCACACTGCGCGCCCGACCGGACTTGACCGCCTCCACCGCCGCCTTTTGATCCTCGGGCTCCACGGCGGCCAGGGCGTCGAGTTCCACCCCCTTGTTGGCGATCTCGGGCATGTCGGCAATGGCTTCCTTTACCTGGGGAGCGATAGCTTCGGCGCGGTGGACCGAGCGCCGGACATTGCGCGCCGACATGCCAGTCCTTTCTGCGGCATTAGCGACGAAGGAATCATCGGCCGTGTGGCCAAATTGGCCACACGGGGTTCTGTTCCCGCCGTGCTTCGTCCACTGGCGCTTAGCTTCGTACAGTTGCTTGCGCTTGGCGAGGTGCTTAGATCGCTCCAACTCGGTAAGCTCGGCGCGGATCAGGTTTTCGTCGATCTCCCACAGCTCCCGATCAACGTCGTCGATGTCCAGAAGCACCGCCGGGATTTCCGTCCACTCCAGGCTGGAACAGGCATACAGGCGATGGAGGCCCGCCACCAGTAGGTATGTGCCGGTGTCGTGTCCATCTTCGTCTGGGACCACGCGCAAGGAGATCGGGGTCTGCAGCCCAATCTCCTTGATACTCTCCGCTAACCGCTTGACGTGCTCTGGGTCTACCGCCCGAAGATCCTTATGTGGCCGCGGGAGGATCTTGTTCAGTGGAATCGTTTTCACCAACATTTAACGCCTCCTTTCTGGGGATGCAGTCAAACTCTGGTCACGAGCCGCTACGCGCCCGTCCAGGCCGGTCCCGGTATCGAGGCCGCGTGGCGCCCCGATGGGTGCAACCTGGACCGCCTGTGCGCAGCACGGCGGCGCTATGTCGCGAGCCTCTCCTCAGCGTCTCGGCGCATCCTGCCCAGGTCGCACGAGCAATGCGTCGCGACCTCGTACACCGTTATGTTCGGATTCGCCAGCCGCTGCTCCATCTTGAAGGCGCTCATTATCTCCCTTGGTTCGGGGTACACGATGCGCTTCTGGACGCTACGGTCCGGCATTCGTTCGTGGAGTTCATAAGCGGATCTGAAGCCGTCATAGCAAAGCGAACAACCCTTGGGTTTCGCTTCCGGCGCGCGCCGCGATGCAACCTCCGCAGTGTGGAGGTCCTTGATCGCGCGCGGCCCCGGCCACTCCGAGAATTCGGCCAGTACCGCATCCACCAACCGTTTCGCTTCAGAGTCATCGCGGCAAAGCTCATTGAGTATCTTGCCGACTGCAGCAACGACGGTCGGCTTGGCGGGAAAATATTTCAGCGTGCCTAGCCGATCCAGGCTTTCCATCTGTACATCGATCGACACCATGAATCACCTCCCGAGTAAATTGCGGAGCTCATCGCGCTCCAGATCAGATTTGCTTTTTGGCGGCTCTGCGGCCTCATCGCCCCAGCGCTCCTGGTTGAGCCATGTGACAAAGTGCGGACGGTGAGCAGCTTCGCGCGCCAGCATCTCCGGCGTTTGAGACCGAATCGCGGCCAGGACGCGCCCAAACATTTCTGGGGTCGTGATCGCTTTGCCGAACGCTCGACGCGCGGGCTTTTTGGCGACTCGGCGCCAGTAGATCCCCCATGCCTGAGCGAACCAGAGATCTTGCTGGGATGTCAGATGATCAGCCAGCCTGGTTGGCGTTTTTGCTGGTTGGGTCTGAGACTCGGCAACCGACACACGTGCATCGCCAGCAGGCGATGCACATATGTTTTTCTCAACCCCAATACCAACCCCAACCCCTCCCCCTACCCCAACCCCATGCAGAAAACTTTCGGAAATATTTCCGAAACATTTCGGAAATGCTTTGTTTTCCTCGCGGTAACGCTTTTTCCACTCGATGAACGGCTGTTCGGGTGGTGGTGGGCTGCGTCGGTCGGCGGCGGTTTTGTACCGCGGCAGCAACTCCGGCCTGGTGTCCCATTGCCCCCAAACCTGGCCGTCCACTTCGTAGAGGAACAGCAGGTAGTTTTCGGCATATTCTCGAATCCACGCCTGCAATACCGCCTCGGTGGGGATCGGGTTGAACGTGGAGTAGGCGCGGCCGACGATCCTGGCATAGTTGATCTCGATCCGGGCGTAACCGTCGGACGCCAGAAACAGCCGCGGCCAGTGCAGTTGAGCCTCGTTGGAGCACCGCCGCAGGCGGTCGCCGCCGAAGAGGCCATCTGGATCAATGATCGCCATGTCCGGTCTCCCTACCGGTCCTCGACGGTGACGCCCTTCCGCTCCAGGAAGGAGATGA